TATGTTCGTGCGGAATTTCTGAATGATCAGTATCTACTATATTACTCTCTGGGTGTGCAAAATCAACAGTAAATAAATAAGCACCACTGTGCCATTTTTTGTCTTTACCAATGTATTTACCTGATTGACCGTCTAAAATATCCCAACAATGGACAGAAGGATAATAAGAAAAACAATTCCAGAGCTGTAGTTCATCAAGTCGTCTTGTGGGCACGTCGGATGGCTCAAATCCCTTTTGAATAAACGCGCTAATTGGTAAGCGATAAAATATTGCACCGTTTTCCATAATAGCATGAAATAATATAGGACGACCTGTGATTGATGATACACCAAAGATGATGCAATCTTCAACTTCTCCATGATGTTTTTTAAGATCATATAAATACTCTCTTCTTATTTGTGCATAAGTTGCTGGTATGTTTGCGTTTAAATAAGCCATAATTAATCCTCACTTTATTGTACCCCAATTTGAACCAGTTTTACAATCAACTTTATTATTAATTTTTAATTGTATAGCATTCTCCATTGTTTCTTGAACCGTGATCCGTGTTGCCTCGTCCTTGATAGATACACAAAGTTCATCATGTATTTGTATATGAGGTACTATACCTTTTTCATATAAATCTACCATAGCTTTCTTTGTCATATCTGCAGCTGATCCTTGAACTAATTTATTTAATGCTTTGTAAGTAAAAGCAGGAGCAAAATATTGAGCAAACCAAGTTTTTCTGCCCTCGTTTGTAAGCTCTTCAACTTTGCCTATGCCGCCTTCATTTTTTGATTTTGATCTAGCATTAAATTGTAATTTAAATTTTTCCCAAGCTGCTTGTTTTGACATCAATTTAGGTGCAACCCAATCACCCTGATAAGTAATATTACCAGTCTTTTCATTTTTTATTTCTTTAGCCTCCGGATCCCATTCCTCAAACTTACGTTCTTTATTATTCCATCTTTTATTTACACTTTCATAGGTATCAAATCTACAAAACCTATCCTCAAGAGTAAAAACTAATCTATGTTCTTTTGCAAAACCCATCAAATTATCTGATAATTCTTTTACAAAAGGGACTTTGTCATGGTACGTATCAAATAATTTTTTAGCTTGTATTTTATCTAAATTTAATTCTGCCTGTAATTTACCCTTACCCATACCATAGAATAAGCCTAGATTGATTGATTTTGCCTGTTTCCTGGGAATATTAGCCATGTCAGCAACGATTTGATGAAAATCGGCCTCATCACTATCAAATTTATCTGCGAGCTCCTGCGTCTCTGATAGGCCGTGTTTTATGGCATAATGCACTACAATACGTGGTTCCTGTTGCGAATAGTCAAATGACCCCCACTGATGTCCTTCTTCTGGTAAAAATAACTCTCGCATTTTTTTACCATAATATCCTTTGGCAGGTATCTGTTGCAGATTTGGGTTACTCATTGAGAATCTCCCTGTTACTGTTCCGCCCGCATCTGATCGTATTTGATTTATATCTGCATGTATTCTACCATTATGAATATACCCTTTCAGTCCTTCTATAAAAGTATTGACAGCTTTATCCGCCTCTCTTGCTTTTGAAAGCATTCTTAAAAATCTATTTGCATGAGTTTTTAAATAATCTTTTGGAAGTTTTGGCATACCAGATTTAGGTGTCTTTTCATAATTAGTTATGTTTTGATTTTTTAATAAATCTTTTACAGAGTTCGCTGCCCACAACTGAACATTTACCTTAGTATGTTTCTTAATAATGTTTAATAAGTTATCTCTTCTGCATTTAAGTTTTTTTCCAAAAGCTTCTAATTTTTGTGTATCTATTCTAACTCCTTTAAACTTCATGTCTACCAAACAAGGAAATAGTCTAGTTTCTAATTCAAATATATTTCTACAAGTTTTTTGCTCTCCATTTTTTTTAGTATGTAAAACTTTATCTAATTTTTTATCAAATATGTTCCATAGTCTTAGAGTTAGATTAACGTCTTGTTTTGCATATTCTTTTACAACATGAGAGGGTAGTTTGTGCATGTTAGACATAGGGTCTTTTTGCATACCACCGGACCATTGAAATGTTTTTTCTTGTAAGTCATATTTATATTTTTCATCTTTTAATATATCTTTTGCTAAAGCATCTAAAGAATACTTAAATCTATTTTCATCGATAACAGATGCGGCTACCATGGTATCAACTATACGACCTTTTAACATCTTACCAGTCTCTGCTCTCATCCAACAAACGTCATAGATTGCATTGTGAAAAACTTTTGTAATGTTTGGATTCTGCAATATTTTCTTATTCATCTGGTCCCAAAAATTTTTCTTTTCTGAATCAGATTTTACATGGTCTGAATGATGTAAAGGAAAGTAAACTGTATCTTGACCTGTGGCTACGGCTACACCTGTAATAAAACCATCACCTCTTACTGCGCCTAACCCTTTTGTTTTTAAATTAGGATCGTAAGTTTCTATATCTAATGCTACAGTGTCTATGCCATTTAAATCTAAATCTTCAGGTGTTTTACACATTGTAATCCCTCTCTATAATCATCTCTATAAAATGTATTGCTTTCAATAAATCTTCCTTACCGTTTTTATCCTGATGTCTGATTATGTACTTAATAGCACATCCCTCTGGATATAGCAATTTATTCTCAACCACAAACTTACTTGGTTGAATTTTATATTTTTGATAGTGTGATCCTCCGTGTTGTTTGTTCCATACTTTACTCATATAACCTCCTTTACAATTCTAATATTTCTCTTCTGTGATTTTGTATGCCGGCCAGTCCACCAGGCATATATTTAAAATTAGAAGTTCCCATACTCCAACAATCTATCTTACCTCTACTATAAGCAACATAAGCTAACCTTATTGGCTCGTACACATCTCTTTCTCTCCTGTATACAGAAAGATCAACAATAACATTATCATAAGTTAAACCTTTTACTTTGTGTATCGTATCGTGTTCAACTCTAGGCATTTTTTCTATATTCATTTTGTTGTGTAGCACCCTTCTTATAAAAGGTATTTTTTCAATTAAATCTTTTTTTATTACTACTTCTGAAAAATCTTTGTATTGTTTAGCTTCAGGCAAAATAAAACCCATATCAATAAACTCTTGAATATTATATTCTTTATCTATTAAAGGTTTTAATTTATCAACAGAACCTTTGCCATGAACTTTAACTAATTTACCTACCAAAGGCCAGTAATCCATAATTTGTTTTTTAGAAACTTTATCGTTTAAAAAATTGTCCCATGTTTTAAAACATCTAAAATCTTTTCTAGAGACATGTGGTTTATCGTTAGAAACTAGTTTGTAATCAATACCGTTAGCTTCTAAAAATTCATTAATTTTTTTATGAGTTGGGTTGCCTCTGTATGTAAATAAAAAACTTTCATTAGTGGTTAATATTTTATTAATTAATATTTCACTAGCCTCACAGCTTTGTTCAATACTAGGTATCCAATAAGAATTACCAACAACACCTTCTACAGGAGTCCAAGTTCTTACTGCATTGACACCCCATTTGTTCCAAACAGGAGCTATAATATTTTTACAAATTTTATTAATGGTTTCCCCACATCTTAAACCTTCTTTAAGTTCATTATTTTTTGCTTCTGGTGTGCTTGCTAGTTTATAAAAAAAATCAGGATCAGAACCTGCATACTCATGAATTGTTTGGTCCGGATCACCTATAAAAATAAATCTTTTTGTATTTGTGGCTGCTTTTTGTAAAGCTTTTATTTGTGGTTTACTGCAATCTTGTGCTTCATCTACTATTAAAATATCTATGTTAGTTGGAATCTCCGCACGAAATATAAAATTATCTATCATATCTTCGAAAGAAAGTTTTTTATGATTCTCTCTAAAAGCATCATATTTTTCTTTTAATGGTTTTAAGTGATGTTTAGTATAAGGCTCATAAGACTGTGTGTTACACACTTGCCAATACTGATCAAAAGTCATTTCTTTACCGTGTGCATGAGAAGAAAAAGTGTACAAAGGATGTTTATCCCATTTACCTTTATTCCAATTTCTCATCGCTATATTTTCATCACAAAATTTTTTGTGCTCTGCTTGTTCATATTTTTGTAGAGGTAAATACTCTGCTCTAAAATAAGAATGAATCGTACATATTTGATCTTCAAGTTTTGTATCAGGAACGTCTTTTAGTTGTGGTAAATTTTTAACAGCTTTTACAATTTCTTCTGCTGCGGTATTGGTATGAGATAAAACAACTATCCTATCCCATTCATAACCAGCTTCTAAAAATTCTGCATATTTATCTTTTAACCATACGTGAGTTTTTCCTGTGCCTGGTGGACCTGGTACAAATTCTGGTATTTTATTCATCTTCATCCTTTGCTATTTCATCTATAACAACAGCTTCTCCTTCCCAAATAATTTTATTGTTATCAGTAGGCTCCCCTTGTATTTTCCAAGATACACAAGACTTGTTATTGTGTTTACCTTTGTACTTTTTAGCTTTTAAAACATTTTGAATTTTATTTACAAGATCGACTCTTTTTATAGTCACCCTATTTTTAACTAATTCTTTTTCAAAGTTATTTAAATCAAACTCAATCCAATTTTTTTCCTTATTGTAATAAGGCATTTTATGAATAGCTAATTGATCTTTGTTTGTGTACACCCCTTTTGTATCTAAATAATTTAAAAATATAGATTTCCACCATTCTTCATCTTCTGCTTCTTTTACATAATCTTTAGACTTAGTTCTTGCAGCAAATTTAGCAATCATCATCTCTTCAAATTGTTTTGCCTTTTGTCTTGGAATCCACGCTTTTGCTTGACTCATTGCTTTGTCATAAAAAACTTTTTGGTTCATTAAAGACTCACCATCAACCCAAATTTTTCTTTCAACTACCTCATCTTTTTCTGGCACGTTTAAATAAACATTATATCTGTTTGCACCGTACTCTTCTATTCTATCTATCATGTCTTTAGATACTTGATTTGTTATGTCTTGGAATATACCAATCCAATTAAACAAACCTTGTATACCTCTATGACTATAACCTGTTAACTCCGTAATTTTATTTACACCAAACTTTCTATCAGTTTTAGCAGTTGTTGATCCTTTTTTAGATCTTTCTTTTACATCATCATTTGCTGCTTCTGCTATTCTGGATATGAACACATTAATTTGGTCTTCTGTCCAATCAGAATTTTTTAAAAGTATGCCTGCAATAGCTGTGCAGTATTCATCTCTTTTCCCTTGTCCGGGGTATATAATTGTTAGTGCAGTTGATAAAGCAACCTTACCAACATCTAAAGATAAGTTGCCATCGTATTGTTTTATGCTTTCAAATTTTTCCCACTTAACATTTGTTTTTGATTTACTATGCAAAGACTCAGGGACTATAGTATATCTTTTTCTTTCAGTTCTTAATTCACACAACATTGCACCGTGTGGAAAGTCTTTATAATCTCGTTGAAACTCTTCTGGTAAACTAAATTGTTTAAATGGTATTTTGTTTTTATTAGACCAAAGGTAGTGACTAGATGGGTTGCCGTCTCTTCCAAATATAGCACCACAATCATTTATATAATAAGGTATAAAATTTTTTATTAATTCATTATCGACATCTAAATCTACGTCATGATCAAGTCTTAAAGCTATCTCTGCTGTTCCGTGATCCCTGTTCCATATATCTTTCTCGATTTTAAAATCCTCTTGAGTATAACCCGTTATACCTTTTTTAGGTTTACCTTTATAACAAGGTATAATAACCCTGCCTAGATTTAACCAATCTTCATAATTTTTAGGTTCGTTGTTCACATTTGCCTTTCAATAAAAAATGGGCGGGTCCACTCTCGCTTAACCGCCCATCCCTGCAGGAAACTTATAAACTAAATTCGCTTTTAGTTTCTTTTGTTTCAACTTTGGTTTCCACCTCACCTTTACCTACACTGATTGCGAAGTTCTTAGCCATGTCATACAAATCTTTTTGTGTAACAGGGCCTTTTTTAGAAACATCCCAACCAAACCATGTTCCTTTGTCGTTAGACATTTGAACAGTCTTTAGGTTATAAATGTGGCTATAAGTGGGCGGTGTGAACAAACCATTTTTACCTTGCATCTTGATACCCATCATCATTGAGTTCCATTTTCTACTAACTTTTAATTGAGTAGACTTCATAGATATCAATGCAGTGCCTGGGTTCTTTCCACATAACAATACAAAATGATTAGCAGTGTTTTCAAGATAGTTACCATTTGGTAATCTATCTTTGTAAGTTTTATCTCTAGTCGTTTTACTAACGATATCACTATCTGCATCATGAATAGCAACAGGAGCACCTGTACTTGTGCCTCTGTCTTGCCATTCAACATACTGTCTTTTGTAGTGACAAGGTATTACATCAATGTCATCATACAATTCGTTTGTAACTGTGTTGATTATTTTGCCGGGCTCTGCGCCTTCGACATATTTACCATCTCTTTTGTTTACCTCTGGAGATAGTTGGC